TCCTTACACCATTCATCTTTATCTTTGATATACATTGTTTCACGTTTCACATCTGTACAATGTATTGGGCGTTTCGTTACATCCATGTCTTTAAGACGGTCCATTATCATTTTTGTCATACCATTTACATAACCATGATGACCTATGTATTCTAATTCATCTACATTCACATCCATGTTTCCTAGAAAATCTGTAATGTTCATTGCATCTTTACATGTGTCATTGAGAAAAAAATTTAGGTTGAATCGCTGGTTATTATTTATTGTATTATTATTTATTGTTTTTCCTTCCTTGAACATCTCTACCATATGTGACTGCAGTTCTGTATTTTGGGCTTGATGTTCTTGAATTTGTTTATTTTGGTCAACCACCAATTGTTTGAATTCTTTATTTTCACGAATTAATTCCAATATTATATTACTTTGACTGCTAATATCAAGTGTTTGAGCGGTTGTAATTACTGTTTTATCGCAACTACCCTCGTCACTTTCATAATTATTTACATAATTACATTTCTTCTTATGCCGCGTCAATGATGGGGCTTGCTTATATTCTTTACCACATACGCATACAAATATTTTCGGCGTTTTTTCACCGGGTGTAGTTAGCATTTTATGTTTTGCAGTCAATACGTGTCTACTGAAGTCACATTGTTTACTGCATTTAAAGTTGCATTTTTCACATGTATATTTTTTGGCGGTTTTTGGCGGTTTTGAAGTTAGCATTAGTTAGCCGATTTCCTTTATATATGCTAACATAAAAAACGCCTAAATACTACGCTCAATAATTTCAAAAAAAAAAATATGCAGTCATACAAAAATAATAATTCCGGGATTTACAGCATTATGCTTTAAACCCGAAAATCGTGTTTTTTTCGGAAAATTTATTATTCAAGATCTGAAAAGTGGACATTTTCAGAATGTCCATTTTTCGAAACCTTGCCAATAAGTTTTCTGAGAAATAATATAATAGAATAAATTATAAAAACAACTTAAAGATAAATATATAAATCCAAAAACAATATGGGGATGTTAAATCTCCAAGTTGTTTTATAAATAATAAATGATTTGTTGATATAAAAAGAATAATCTCCCATAAATAAATTATAAATCATGAAAATTGAATGTAATTGTAAAAAGAATGTTTAGTAAAACTCTAGGTTCTCTATGGTCTAAAATAATTTAGTATTATGTAGTGAAAAAATAAAAAAGATATTAATGATAGTATGGAAAATACAATCAAAACTATAAATGTAGATATGAGTGTACGTAAAGTAGCAGAAGAAACTAATAATAAAAAACAAATAAATATGGTAAAAGAACCAAAGAAGAGAACAATAACACGTAAAGAATGCTGGAATTTTACAGAAGAAGAATTATTTGTAGAGAACCAAGTAAAATATATAGTACAAATGTGTAATAATGAAGTAATTGATACCGAATTATGCAGTTTAATTAATAAAAACATAGTACAAAAGATAAATGGTTATAAATCGCAAGACATAAAAAAGAAATTATATACACCAGAATTCTTGATAGATAGAGAACATATATTAGAATTATTGAAAGGTTCTCAAAATATCTGTTATTATTGCAAAGAATTGGTAATAATATTATACGAGAATGTAAGAGAACCGAAGCAATGGTCATTAGATAGAATAGATAATGGAATAGGTCATAATAAAGAAAACGTAGTAATAGCATGTTTGGATTGTAATTTAAAACGTAAGACGATGTATCATGAGAGATATGCTTTTACAAAACAGTTATCAATAGTCAAACGGAAATAAAGTGTGCGGTAAAATCATATAAATAGTATATGATTTAATTTTATTATGCAAAACATATTTTCAAAAGTACATCATGAGAACCTAGATACTTATAATATAAAAAAAAATATAGATATTCATACAAATATATATGAAAAATTAAAAAATTTTGAAACGACAAATAAGATACCTCATTTAATATTTCATGGTGCATCTGGTACAGGTAAGAGAACAATTGTAAATAATTTTTTGAATAGTATATATAAAAGTGATAAACAACGTATGAAAACAAATATAATGATAGTGAATTGTGCACATGGAAAAGGTATAAAATTTATTCGTGAAGAATTAAAATTCTTTGCAAAAACAAATATAAATTCCAACAATGGTAAATTATTTAAAACAATTGTCTTGATAAATGCTGATAATTTAACAATAGATGCTCAATCTGCATTGCGACGTTGCATAGAACAATTTAGTTTTAATACCCGTTTTTTTATTATAATAGAGAACAAGCATAAATTATTAAATCCAATATTATCAAGATTTTGTGAAATTTATGTACCAGAATATATATTAAATGGTGAAATGGTGAATTTACATAAATTAGCTAGAACAACAAATTATAAAATAGAATATAATGAGAACCATCTAGAATGGATATCAAATAAGATAGATGCATACATACATGAAGAAATAAACCATGTAAATATAATAAAATTATGTGAAGATATTTACGAAAAAGGATTATCATCATTGGATATAATAGAATGGGTCCAACAAACAGAAACTTTAGATAATACTGTAAAATCTAAAGTATGTATGGCTTTTGATATAGTAAGAAAAGAATATAGATTTGAAAAATTATTAATGATGTATATATTTGATTTTTTGTATTTGCGTACAAATAAGGACTTAAAAAGTATAACTAAAATATAGAATATAATGGATGATTTTGTGATATCCAATTTGCACGAATCCCGTAATGAATGGTGTAGTCGTTTGGTGAGTATATTTACACCTTTAGTCGTGGAAGGAATCCGTTCAATATATAATGAAGCCTGGAAAATGTGTTTAGATAATGATGAAGCAAATAAATATTTAATGACATTTCAAAATTTACTATCTCGTGTTCCCAAATGGAATAATGTAATTGTAGAAGAAGAACGAAAACGAATAGTAGAAAGAAGTAGTTGTGATTATTTGGAAGATTTGATTACATGTGTTCATATTATTCAATTAAAAGTATTAACATGTATTCGTGTAGGAAATAAACAAAAAAAGATAGATATTTCTATTCCCAAATTAGATATGTTTATTCATAAGGTATATATACATGTAGCACGAAAAGTATATATGAATGTTTACTTATTTGAAAAGAATATATCCCCACTTCAAGTGCAAAAAAATAATCGCGAACTGGAGTCAATTGTACAAGAATGTATATTAACAACAATTCGTGAAAGTGTTCCAACCGAAGCAATTATCCGTGCATATATGGATGAAAGTGTAGAACAAGAAGAGGAAGTAATCATAGAAGACATTGAAGAAAAGGAAGAACCCAAAGAAGAAACACAGCTAGAAACAGAAATAGAAGAAAAGAAGGAGGAAACAATACCGGATGTAGTCCCAACAATAAAAAATATAGATGATACCGATGTATTAACAAAATTGTCATTTAATGATATGGACTCGGTATTAGATGGAACAAATAATATTGATGAAATTGAAGCCCCAAAATCAATAGAGAGGTTAGAAGATATTAGCACAAGCCGAGCAATAGAACGAAAGTTAGAGGAAGAAAGTGATACAGATGATGACGACCGTATCCAAATACATACTGATTTGGTGGATTTAAGTGGATTTGATATTTTAGATGAAAAAGAAAAAGATACAAAAATAAATGATGATATATTATTAGATGGTATAGAAGAATTACCACCCATTTAGGTTATTTATGCGTAATAATTTGTAGATAATATTCTATTATTTAATATATTTAAATAATGGAAAAATTATTATTGATAGCGGCAATTGTTACATTTTTATTTACAATATTTAAAGTAATAGAGATGAAATATGTAGCAAAGAAATGGACACCATTGAAATATGTAATACGTGATGCAAGCATGGTATTTGGTGCATCATTTGTAGGTTTATTTAGTTTTTTTCAAATAAATGGTACAATGAACGATTTTATGAATGTAGTAACAGATGGAAAAGCATTAAATTTAAAAGCAACACAAGTATTTACAGATGAACCCGGTTTTTAATTTTTTCCATAAGTAAAATAAATATATTATATATAAAAATATTATATATAATGGATGATGAAATGAAAATAAATAAATCACTTGTAAAAATAAATAAAACATTAAAAAAACAACCAGATGAAAAAGATACTCAAAAAAAGCGAATAACAAAAAAAAAGAGTCAGGTTGAAAACAAGAGCCCAAAAAAGCGAGTAACAAAAAAAAAGAGTTCAGTTGAAAAAAAGAGTCCAATAAAACCAAAACCAAAAAGAAAATTAAAATTACTAGAAATAGCCTCAAAATTATCAATAGACGAATATGAAATTGTGGAAAAAGCAGAGCCAGAAGAAATATATGAGTTAGTACCGATTTTATATATGGATAATAATAGGGAAAGGCCAACAAAAGAAAAACATAATAAAACTGTAAAGAAATTAAATATAATAGATAATAATAATAATATAAATCAAGATAAAATGGCGTCAAAAATAAATTTTGCAAAAGAAATAGTAGAAGATTTTCAAAAAAATGGTATAACAGTGTTAGAATCATTAACAGAAGATGAATTAGAAACTCTAATACAGGGTAACAATCATGCATATTATAATACAAAGAAGCCTTTAACAAGTGATAATGAGTATGATATTATAAAAGAATATATGGAACGTAAATATCCCCAAAATACAATTATAACAGAAGTAGGTGCAAAGGTAATCAAAAATAAGGTAGAATTGCCTTATAAAATGGCATCAATGGATAAGATAAAACCAGATACAAATGCATTGAGTCAATGGATAACAAAATATAAAGGGCCTTATATATTATCGTGTAAATTAGATGGTGTAAGTGGATTATATACAACAGAAGGTGAAATACCGAAGTTATATACACGTGGAAATGGAACGGTCGGTCAAGATATAAGTCATTTAATTCCAGTATTAAATTTACCAACAGAAAAGAATAGTGTAATTCGTGGTGAATTTATTATACCACGTGTAGTATTTGAAGAAAAATATAAAACCAGATTTGCAAATGCAAGAAATATGGTATCTGGTATAATAAATAGTAAGAAAATAGATGAAAAAGCCAAAGATTTACATTTTGTAGCATATGAAGTAATACAACCATCATTAAAACCTAGTGAACAAATGAAAAAAATAGAGGAATTCGGTCATATACCGGTTCAAAATAAAATAGTAGATAAATTAACAAATGAAATATTATCAGGTATATTAATGGATTGGCGAACAAACTATGAATATGAAATAGATGGTGTAATAGTAACAAACGACCGAATATATACTCGTCGTGATGGAAATCCAGATTATGCATTTGCATTTAAAATGGTAATAACAGACCAAGTAGCAGAAGCCAAAGTAGTAGATGTAATATGGACACCAAGTAAAAGTGGTTATTTAAAACCGAGAGTTCGTATAGAACCATTGAAATTAGGTGGTGTAACAATAGAGTATGCAACTGGATTTAATGGAAAATTTATTGAAGAAAATAATATAGGTATAGGTGCAATTATTCAAATAATTCGTAGTGGTGATGTAATACCTTATATAAAATCGGTAACGACACCTGCGGAGACGCCAAAAATGCCATCTGTAGAATATCATTGGACAGATTCGCATGTAGATATAGTATTAGATAATGTAAATGATGATGAAACTGTTCAAGAAAAAAATATAACTGATTTTTTCACAGGTATAGAGGTAGAATGTTTAAGTAGTGGAAATATAAAAAAAATAATGAAAGCTGGATATAGAACAATACCGGATATATTAAAAATGACAAAGGAAGATTTTGAAAAGGTAGAGGGTTTTAAAGCGAAAATGGTTAATAAAATTCATGAAGGAATTCAAAGAAAAATAGAGAAAGCATCTTTAATAACAATTATGACATCGTCAAATAAGTTTGGTAGGGGAATAGGAAAACAAAAAATAACACCAATAATGAATAAATATCCAAATATTTTAGTAAGTGAAGAACCAGTGAATGAAAAAATAGAAATATTACAGACTGTAGATGGAATTGGTAAGGAAAATGCAAAAAGTTTTGCAAATAATATACATAATTTTATCTCTTTTTTGGAAGAATGTAATTTACAGCATAAAATGGGAAATACAAAAATAGAAGCGAATACCGAAGTTGATATAGAAATGAATAATGTTGAAACATATGATGAAACAAATCCATTATATGAAAAACATATAGTAATGACAAAAGTAAGAGATGCAGAAATAATTGAGTATTTGGAAAAAGTAGGTGGTCATTTAGATGCTAATATTAGTAAGAAAACATTTATATTGGTTGTGAAGAGTTTGGATGATGTATCAAATAAAACGAAAAAAGCGAATGCAGAAAAAATTATAATAATGACACCAGAAATGTTTAAAAAAAAATATATGGATACATAAAGATATAAATATATTATATAAATGAATGTGTTGAAAAACATTGATATGAAACACACACACCAAATATTACCACCGTATAATTTAGACCACCTGTTAGTAAGAAACCCTTGTTTTACAACAACCCATGTGAATGATTATACTATGAATAAAACTAATAAATATCCAAATATAAAATCCAAATATAAAATCCAAATATAAACATTTTATATTACATAATTTTGTAATATAAAACAGTAAAAACCCGAATAATTGTTTATATATATTTAGTGTAATATTCAGGTAATTCATCAATATTGATAATAATTTCACTACGTATATCATTATCTTTATAAATATACTGTTTAAAAACATCTTTTTTTAGTTGGTCTTCTGGTGTATTATTATGAACCGTACGTGCAATCATTTTATATAATTTGAAGTTAGGATATCGTTCATCACCATTCTTTTTATATAAAATATTTTTGTTATTATCATCAGTACACCAATTTAATACAAGTTTTTGTAATTCATTAAAGGTATCCGGGTCTTCATCATCTTCAATAACAAAATCGTATAAGGAACACCCTAATCTACATAAATCAAAACTAAAATTAGGGTCTAATCTAGGTTTATTTTCATCCATATATGGTTCACAGTTATATTGGGTTGATGCATCACCGGTGGGTGCAAAACTGTCGCTGCATAACCGTAATCCATTATAATTGTATATAGCTCTACCAAAATCAATAATTTTGTAAATTTTGCCAAATGTAGGAACTCTATACGTTAATAATTTATATTTGTAATAGATAAATTCTTGGTCTGTATTAATATACATGATATTATTTGTATGTAAATCATTATGTGTAAACCGAAACGTTTTTTGATATACTAATAGTGTCATACTAATTTGCATTAATGCTGATATATTTTCATCAAATGATAATAGTTTATTTTCAAGCAAAGTATCAATAGTTCCAACGCATTTTTGTAATGCAATACCCTGAACTGGAAAGTTATTAATATATGCAAAATAATTATCATTATCAATACTAGAACAATTATCATCCTCATCCTCATCGGTTTCCCAACTAGAGTCATCATTATTTTCATCTTCATTCTCAATAGTACTATTACTAATGTTACTATTATCACTATCGCTATCACTATCTGTAGAAGAGTGACATGATGAACTAGAACTATTAGTATTTTTTACATTATTATAAATTAGTTCATTATCTAATGATGTAATATTTTCAAGTAATATGGGTGGTGTATTAATTTCATTATAATCAATATTTACTGCACTTATGTTGTGTTTAGGAGTATTAAGTAGAGTTAGTTTAGGTTTATTCGCATGAGAACCATAATTATAGAAAAGGTCATTTGTAATATTAGAAATATTAAAAAGTTTTTTATTGTTTGCAATAAAAAAGGGTGATGATTGTAAATATTCATAATCATCGGTAATATCCATTTTATGTTTTTTTTGAATACCCACAAATGAACCGTAGAATTCAATACCATTTAGAAAAGAATGGGTTACTAATAATTGATTGGATAAATAACTGAAGAAACAATCAACATAGGCCATGTTATTAGGATCCTTTATTTTGGAATAAGTCAAATTATTTTCAAGTGAAGGTAATATAGTTAATATATCTTTGTGTGATTCATATTTTCCAACCATATATCTAACAGGGTCTAATAATGGTGAATATTTGATAAAAACAGGTTTATTAATAATTTCATTATTATTATAATTAACAATAGTATTCATATCAATCATATGAAGATTATGATTTAATGCAATGCGATTAAAATTACTATCGTCTAAAGAGAACCAGTTATTATAAATAGGATTATAACTTTGCATAGATTCAATATAAAAAGGATTATATCCATTTTCATTATCTTCAAGTGTTAAAGAAGAAATACAAGTTTTTTCTAAATTATTTAGATTTATTGGCTTATGTTTAGAATAATGAATTGTAAATTTAGGAATTTTATTAGATTCAATCATTATAAATCAATATAATTGGTTATTACATATTTTTAATAAGTTTTAAACTTATCATAAAATCACGTTTATACTAAAAATACTTTATATTTGCTTATTTTATTAATAAGTAAATGACATTAGAATTAAAAAAATTTAGTATGCGTGATATAACATTTAAACCAGATGAAAATAAAGGTCCAGTAATTGTTATGATAGGTCGACGTGATACAGGTAAATCGTATTTAGTAAGAGATTTATTATATTATCATCAAGATGTTCCAATCGGGACTGTAATTTCAGGAACAGAAGCCGGAAATGGATTTTATGCAGCTCATGTTCCCAAATTATTTATTCATGAAGAATATAATACAGTATTGATTGAAAACATATTACGTCGGCAAAAGACCGTATTAAAACAAGTAAATAAAGAAATTGAAGTATACAAGCGGTCTACAATAGATCCTCGTACATTTGTAATATTGGATGATTGTTTGTATGATCAAGGGTGGACTCGTGATAAAATGATGAGATTATTATTTATGAATGGTCGTCATTGGAAAGTGATGTTGATAATAACAATGCAATATCCTTTAGGTATTCCACCAAATTTACGTACAAATATAGATTATGTATTTATTTTGAGAGAACCTTATTTAACAAATCGTAAGAGAATTTGGGAAAATTATGCCAGTATGTTTCCAACACTAGAATCGTTTTGTGCAGTGATGGACCAATGTACAGAGAACTATGAATGCTTGGTAATAAATAATAATGCAAAATCAAATAAATTAAATGAACAAATATACTGGTATAAGGCAGAGAGCCATCCTAATTTTAAGCTGGGTTCAAAAGAATTTTGGGATATTTCAAAAAATATGGGGTCAGATGATGAGGATGAAGAATATGACCCAAGTAAATCAAAGAAAAAGAATGCACCTACAATAAATGTAAAGAAAAGTAAATGGTAATTGGTAATTGGTAATTGTAAAAAATGAATAAATTATTTATGTGAATAACATAAATAATTTTTAATAAATAAGTATAATGAATTGTTCAAATACTGATTATAGATATATATCATTGGCATGTGAACAAGCTATAAAGTCTCCAGTACTATATAAACACGGGTGTGTAGCAGTTGTGTCCGGAAAAATAATAGCAAGTGGGTATAATAATTATAGAACTTATTCCAAAGATGGAATGATAAAAAATAGCTGTACTTGTCATGCAGAAGTAGATGTATTACGAAAATGTTTAAAACAAAATATTTATAAAAAAATAAAATTATATGTAATACGCATTTCATTTGACAATCGTATTTTATTATCAAAACCATGTAATGAATGTTATAAAACAATGAAATTATTTGAAATAAAACAGATAATTTACAGTGATGCAATGGGTAACATAATAAAACAAACAATGACTGAATTTATTCCAAGTCATCAATCTAGTGGATATAATGCTATTAAAAATAATAAAGTATTAATGTTATAAATTAAATATTTATACCAGTGAAGATTTACCCACTATTATGAAGACTATTATTTTCAATAATATTGATAATGCTAATGTTATTAAATGAACTATCAATTGACATAGATTCCGTATCTTCATCGTAATCATCCGTATAGTCGTCATCGTCGTCATCATCATCATCATCATCATCACTATCAAATAGTGTATCTTCATCCATATCATACATAGAATTATCAAAGAAAATAGTATGATTAGGTATATTCATAAAATAGGGGATATCAGTTTTATCTTCAATAATTTCTTTATGACAATTTGAATAATTTTGATAATATGATTTTATAACTACATCTGTGTAATCAGTATTAAATGTAACAATCATTTTTTTGTTCCGGTTACCTTTATTTGTAATTTTTAGAATTTTTCTTCCAAATATAGGATATTTTTGTTTAAATTTATATAAATAATAATTTAAATCATTAGTATATTTATTCTTTTTACTAATATCAAGAGAATAATTTGTTGTATAATATAATTTTAGATATGGTTTCATTGCTTTAATTAATATATTACTAGGAAAATCTGTATCAATATTAATTTTCATATTACTATGTTTGCTTTCATTATACGAATTAATCATAGTTCTTATATTCCTTACCAATTTTTGGTTATCACTATTTAATCGCTTTTCTATATATATATTACGTATTAAACATTCATTATTATCACGAAAAACTTTTAAATGAAAATTACATATAAAATATTCATGAAAAATAGGTGGTAAAATAAAAAAATTTGTTTTCATAAAAAAATAAATATTATATAGAATGCATTTTTCAAAAGGTAAATTATTATAAGGATTTCTAATACTTAATGGTTCTGCATAAACATCCGGTGAATGTGCTAATGAATTATTTATAATATTAATCAAATCATTTTTAGAAAAAATGTATTTAGCTCCATGATGTAATGTAGAGAATACGTAATATTTATCACTAGTAATAGGTGTCATATATAAATCATGTGTAATATTACATTTTGTCTTTTTCCATTTCCATAGATATGCTAATTTACAAAATTGTTTATATTTTTTTTGTGCATTTTGAAATAATTGGATAAAAGACTCTTTTTGTTCTTTGTTATAGAAATTATTATCAATAATATCTTTGAATTTTTGAAACTTATAAGAGATATCATATTCTTTGTAAATAAAACAATGACAAATAATTGATAAAAAATATGTATCTGGATTTAAATTTATTATATCCATATTGAATGTTTTACTATGAATAAATTCATCAGTTAATAAATATACATTTTTGTTAGAATTATTAAAAAATCTGTATATTAAATTATTAAATGTTAACATATATCTTAAGTGAAATACATAATATATATTTATATTATTTATTTAATCAACATTATAGACATTTGCATAGTTAGTCAACATTTTCTAGAGAATCTTTGTTTTGTTCTTGTTCTTTCAATAGTTCGTTTCTAATTTGTGTTGATTCTGTATCAGCAACTTCACGTTCTTCAAAGTTAACAGTTTCTTTTACGCCAGTTAGGTTACCTTCTTCGTCAATTGTTTGTGTAAGAACATTACCACTAGCTTTTGCCTTTTCAATATTTTCCATAATAGCTTGTTTCTTGGATTCACGAACGCGTTCTTCAAATTCCTTTTTAGCCATTTCTTCGTTCTTTATTTTTTCCTTATGTAAAGCATTTAGTTCGTCTTCAAGGTGTTCTACCCGTCCGGTTTTATATGCATCTGGGTCCCAAGGAACCCAAACACCAACTGGTCCTACAAAAATATCATGATTTGGGTCTTGTTCGCGTAATTTTTTACTTTTTTGCTCAGCCTCTTCTTGGCTAGCAAACACTCCGCGTACCTTAAGACCTCTTACTGAAGTTTGGAATGCGTGTTCCCTATTAAAATCGGCATTTAATTTATCTTCTTGTTTGTCCATGAAATTTTTATAGTCATCTTCAATGCCACTTTTCTTTAATTTGTCACTTTCTTCTTTAACAAAATCATTGAAATCTGCAATGAGAGTTTCTACATTCATATTATGTTTATATGCAATAAAATGGATAAAATCAAAATATCTTTCCATTGATTTAGAAAATTCCCAATTTTGTATAAACTTGTCAAATAAATATACCTCTCTTTTCTTTAGTATTTTTTCCGGCGAAACAAAAGATAAACATGTAAATTTTTGTCCAGCAATAGATTGGTCTTCGTCGCATAAATCAACATATTTAGGGTTTTTATCACCGTTTTCTAAATTCTTCTTTTCAAAAGATGACATATATATACATATTTCAAATAATTATATTTAAGTGTTTTCAAAACAAAATATTTTATTGTAATATAGTATATTAAATATGATGGAAATGTTTGACGTAAACGAGCTTGTAAAACGCGCTATCAAATACCTTATTGAAGGTTTAGCTGTAGCTATTTGTGCTATGTTAATTCCCAAGAAGGCTCTTGGTGTAGATGAGATTATGATTATTGCTTTAACTGCTGCTGCCACATTTAGCATTCTTGATGTATTCATTCCATCAATGGGGTCTAGTGCAAGAACTGGTGCTGGTATGACACTCGGTAGTACTCTTGTTGGTGGCATTCGTCTTGCTGTTTAAATAATTAAATAATAACGCATTCTATTATGTAATTTTAACAATTACATAATAAATTAGACTGTTGGAAAATATTCCCAATCTAAATCATTACAAACTTTCTTCCATATCATATCTTGTTCTAATTGTTTTTCACGGTCTTTCATCATAGGAATATAAGGTAAATACTGTGTTTGGTCTAGTAATACACATAATTGATGAAGTGTATATGTATAATTAAAGAAGTTCGTTCGGTTTGGTGGACAATGGACCGCCCAAGGTTTTTGAATTTCAATAAAGAGAACACATAATGTTTCATGCAATTCTTCATTCATAATAGGCGGCTTTATACCGAATAATGAATTAATATACTGAATATGTTCAAAATATTTATTAAAACCTAGTTTTCTCAATATTTCCCTCATTTTATCATAATTAATTAATAACATATCTGTAATTCTTTCTTTTTTAATACGAGCTTTTATTGCATTAATAACTTCATCGGGAATTTGTGTTGTTTCTTTTGCTTGAAATTGAGATAATATTTCTTTAAAATGGTTAAGACGGATATATGCAGTATATGATACTTCATTTGGGGGTTCTTTATTCGTAGGTTTTGAACTATCAACTATATATGTTATAAACTTACCACAAGATGTATTGTTACATATTAAAATACCTTCATCATCCTGAGGAATAAGTTCTCCATTATTACATGTAGGACAGATATCTGTATTCACCATAAAATCTTGTAAATTTGATATTTCATTTGTAACATTTCGCCAATATGATTTTTGATACATCTGTTTTGTTTTTGTGTATTTTTCATTATTCAAATCTGCGGATTCATCTGTTGCTTTTATTTTAAAAAAACTATTCAGAACATTTGAATTTTGATTTACCGTATTTGAATCTTCTGATATTTGTTTTTTTTGTTCAAAATAATTAAATATGTGCTTGGAATTATCTAATAAATAATTCTTTTTCTTATTTTTTAATTTAGATATTTCAGCATTTATTGCAACTATACGGTCACGTATATTCATATAGTCATCATATTCATTTCGTCGCATTGTCTTGATTTTTGTTTTAAGGATTTCTTTTTCATCAAGTAATTTGGGAATGGTTTCTGTTTCAATGATATCAAATTGATCCAAGAGTTCACGGTGTTTTATATCTATCGTACGCAATCCTAATTTTTGTTGATTATTACTCTTTTTTTGATTAGAATTCATATAGTTTTGTATTAAATACACATATTTTTTTATGTTACTTTTTTAGAATAGGATTAAAAATAGAATTCGTATACAAAAATAAAAATCAGTCTAATTAATCATATATATGTCTTCCAATAATATAGAAATACAGGATAGTTCACAAGTTTCAAAACCTACTTTTCAAAAAATGTTATTTATTATAAATGCTTTAGAAGAAGGTTGGGTTGTACGGAAAAATAATGATACCTATATTTTTACGAAAAAACATGAAAATAGACAAGAAATTTTCCAAGAAAATTATTTAGAAACATTTGTTGCATCTAATCTGGCCACAAATGTGATATAATATTAAATAGTAATAATTTATGCGTTTAAAAAAAAGTTTTTGTCACATTTAATGCAAGTTATTTAGAAGTGTTTAGCAAAAATAAATTTTATATAAAATAATTAAATTTAATTATTTTATTTATCTCAAATTATTTTCTTTGTATAACTTATAATCCATAAAATATGGCTGGAGGTTTAATGCAACTTGTCGCCTATGGCGCCCAAGACGTGTTCCTTACTGGAACTCCCGAGATTACATTCTGGAAGGTGTCTTACAGACGCCACACAAACTTTGCTATGGAATCCATTGAGCAAACATTCTCCGGTCAAGCCGATTTCGGCCGCCGTGTAACATGCACAATCAGCCGCAATGGCGACCTTGCCTACCGTACCTACCTTCAAGTTACTCTTCCCGAGATCAACCAAGGTATGAAAGGTGCTTCTGGTGATGTCTATGCCCGTTGGTTAGACTTCGTCGGTGAGCAACTTGTTGCCCAAGTTGAGGTTGAGGTTGGTGGTCAACGCATTGACCGTCAATACGGTGACTGGATGCACATCTGGAACCAACTTACCCTCTCCAAAGAGCAACAACCTGGTTACTACAAGATGATCGGTAACACAACCGCTCTTACATACATCTGTGACCCTAACTTTGCTGATGTTTCTGGTCCCTGTGCTGCTGGTGGTCCCGCCCAAGTTTGTGCTCCTCGCAAGGCTCTTCCCGAGACAACACTTTATGTTCCCCTTCTTTTCTGGTTTTGCCGCAATCCCGGACTTGCCCTCCCTTTAATTGCCCTTCAATACCACGAGGTCAAGATCAACATTGATTTCCGCCCCATTGGCGAGTGTCTCTGGGCTGTCAATGCTCTTGATGCTACCAGTGGTAGCGCCTCTGTTGCCGCTGCTTACCAACAATCCCTTGTTGCCGCTTCTCTCTATGTTGACTATATCTTCCTTGACACAGATGAGCGTCGCAAGATGGCCCAAAACCCCCATGAGTACTTGATTGAGCAACTCCAATTCACTGGTGACGAGTCTGTCGGTTCCTCTTCCAACAAGATCAAGCTCAACTTCAACCACCCTTGCAAGGAGCTTGTCTGGGTTGTCCAACCCGATGCCAACGTTGACTACTGCTCTTCCCTTGAGGGCGGTGCTCTTCTTTACAAGACATTAGGTGCCCAATCCTTCAACTACACTGATGCCATTGATGCTCTTCCTAATGCCGTCCACGCTTTCGGTTCTTCTGATACAAATGCCTCTGTAATTGATGCTTCTGGTCTTTTTGAGATGAATACAGCATCTAATGCTGATACTGGTGATGCTACCACTGCTGCTGGTGTATCTGATGCCGGAACATTCGTTCTTGCCGAGTCCGCTCTTGACATGCATTGCTGGGGTGAGAACCCTGTTGTCACTGCTAAGCTCCAACTTAACGGCCAAGACCGCTTCTCCGAGCGTGAGGGTTCTTACTTTGACACTGTCCAACCTTTCCAACATCACACACGTGCTCCCGATGCTGGTATCAACGTCTACTCATTCGCTCTTCGCCCTGAGGAACACCAACCTTCCGGTAGCTGCAACTTCTCCAGAATTGACAACGCTGTCATGCAACTTGTCCTTTCCTCCGGAACTGTCTCTGGTGTCAACACCGCTAAGGTCCGTGTATACGCTGTTAACTACAACGTTCTCCGTGTCATGAGTGGCATGGCTGGTGTTGCGTATAGTAATTGATCGAATTGTTGTGACCGACATTTATTTTGGGGACGGACAATTTTAATTCTATTATTATTTTTCATTAAAAAACGTTAATATTATACAATTTATAATATTAATATCTATTTTATTTTGCTTTATTTCTTCTTGCTGCTCTTTCATCAGCTATTTTGTTTTTATATTCTTCATTTCCGTATTTTTCTTTTTGGTTTTGGCGTTGTTTTTGTTTTCTTATACGTGCTTCCTCACGTTTTTCTTCATTCGTTTTTTTATTTTTATTTGTAACTTTATCTTTATTATTTGTATCAATAACATCACTCATAATAGGGACTTTATTTAATCTTGATTGAATATTGCAATTATATATAGCGATAAACTTATCAAATATATCTTCTACTGAATAATCGCGTTTCATAAAATTACACCCTCCGCAACAAGATTTAACATTATCTTCAATATATCCTTTGCTATTATCTATTCGGTCTAACCCGTTATGATGGGTTGAACTACATTCTTTGTTACATAAATAACATGAATTAGATGATATTACATCAAACTCATCTTTTGATAAAACGAAATCAAGACTTTTTTTAACTGCTCTATTTTTATATTGTGTATATTGTGCAGAATTATAATTACAAAATGCATCAGGAAATAACCTACCTTCTATTTTTTCATTAAAAGTCAATATATGTTCAATTCTATCAAGAAATACTCGTTCGGCCAATGAACTCTTCATATAATTACACATTTTACAACAACTTACACAATTACTTTCGGTATAACCTTCGGTAGAATCTTTACGGTCAACGCCATTAAATCCTCTATCTTGAACAATTCCACAATAATAACAAGGTTGTTTTACGATTTGTTCAAACATATCTTGAGATAATTCAAATGATTGTCTTGCATAATCAGCTTTTCTAATATAATTAGAATAGTGTATTTTTATATTTTCAATTCTATTTTTATTTTCAGCCATAACCTTTTCTGGGTTTTGTTCTCGCCAATTCTTTGCAGTTTCGGCATTTCTTTGTAAATATCCTTCTTGGTCATTTTCAAGTTGTCTTTGACGATAGTTCATCTCTTTCATTGCTACTTTTTCTGGGTTATTTTCCGCCCATTCGTCTTTAACGGCTTTACGTTCAGGTTTTTGTTCGGCGATTCTTGCCAATTCGTTTCGGTGGTCTTTGTCACGTTTTAAATCTTGTACTCTACCCGCTTCTCTGCATACAGAACATGTTTTCGTATTTCCACTTTTTTTACCAATAAAATGTTCTTTATCATATGTTTTACAACAAGTGGTGCACGTTTGTTTGTCGGGTTCATTATTAGAGTTTAATGTAGTAGAATTACCGCGTCTTGCTTTATCATTTGCCCGGTCTTTTCCAAGACAAGTTTCACAAGAGGTTTTAGAATACTCAATGTCTAATTGAGTACGGCAACCGCGAACCATATTTTTACATACTTTTTTACCAGATGCAACGGTTTCATCCACAAACAAATACAACTGATGTTTTCCACAGTATTTGTTTTCGGTAGACCGCTTAAATGAACAGTTATCTTTTGCACATTGCACAATACTGGATTTGGCTGTTAAATTATTAGATTTACCACGTTCATTACAATTAGTACAAGTCTTTACACCTTGTGTCAAATAGTAAGCTTTTTTGCAACCAGAACAAATAGACAGGTTTTGCAACATGTCTTCAGTGTAATCAACCATATAAGAATGGAGTTTACAAAAACGTGTGTCGGATAATGCATTACGCCGACAACTGTCATTTTTTCGGTCAATAGATAAACACTTTGACATTATAATCAGTATTTTGTTATAATATTCAAAATAACCGTTAAAATGAATCAATTTTTTACATTATTATAATTTAAAAAATCGTTAAATAAATATTTAATTTATCGTTTCGTCTTATACTTTTTTCTGGTCTTTTTTGATTTTTTTCCACCGCGATTTCCAAACCCAAATATGGAAGCTTCTACCGCATCATCTGTTGGGTCATAATGTTCAGTGCCAAATGTAATTAATAAATTTATAATCTCATCATTGTCTGTTACACGGAAAGCAGAGTATCCATCATCATTTAATTCATCAACATCAGCCCCGAACTTCAATAACATATCAACAATTTCAACTTGGTCATTTATAGCAGCGAGTATAAGTGGTGTATCTCCGTCTTTATTTTTTACATTAATATCAAGTAACAACGTATTATTATCATCTTTTTTTGGTGTACCATCGGCATTAATACTATTAGCTAATACTGTTTCTGCAAAATCTATTTCACCTATATTTATAGCATGAAAAAGTAGTTTTTCTAATTCAGTAAATAACAATTCTCTGCATATAGGACCAATAGTTCTTCTACATAGAGGACATTCAGTTTCTTCTAGTCGTTGTTGACACCATTCTCGTAAACAATTTTTATGAAATGTATGTCGGCAAGAAGTAGTAACATAATTATCATTTAAAACTTCTGTGCATATAGGACAATCCGGTGGTGTTTCGGGTTCTGTTGGTTGTTCTGGTCTTCCAAACATTTGTCCACCTCCTCTATGCATAGTCTTTGGCCATTCTTCACCCGGATGGTCCACTCTGTTCCATTCGCTATGGACTTTGATGGGATGCCTATTCTTATTCCTATCTGCTCTATGAGGCATATTGGCGATAAGTTCTGCATTTTCTGCCTCTACTAATAGTTTGTTTATTGCCTCTACCTCCGCATCTTTCGTATTGTCTTCTGCCATGTTTGCATCAAACTCGTGGTCAGTAAATAGGTCACTATAATCATCAGCATCAGCGTAAGTATAAGTATAAGTATCAGTGTTAGGGTTAGAACCGTTATTTATGTAGTCCTTTGTTACCATCCCACATTTTTGCTGTTTTCTAAATGTATTATTTGATTTTATTGGTTTCTTTTTTTTTTGTGTAGGCATTGTTATATAGTTAGATAAAGAAATATTACAAAAAGTAATTAACTTGTGATTTATCTGGACCATTCACATGAACAAATTGGGGTGTTCTTCCTTTATAGTTTGCTTTGTTGTTTTGAAACTTTAATTTATCCCAGTCAATGCCTTCTGTATTTAAAAAAAGCGTGTTTTCATAATCTAGACCAAATAACCAAGTATATTTAAAAAATTGTTTTGTCCAAAATCGTTGGTCATCATCGGTATCATTATATTGATAGTTGATTAAACAATGGCGTAAAGCCCACGCTTCGCCTATATACATACCGCTGTTTAAAAAAGGGAATTCAGTATTTCTGTATGTATAAGAATCAGCAAGCATGGGGTCTGGGTGACATTGCGTTTCACAACCAAAAACAATAGATTTGTTAAATGATAAATACCTTTTCATAATTTCTTTTTGAGAACCACAATAAATAATATCATATGCATCGGTTAACATAACAATGTCTTGTGGTCTTATTTCTTTACGGAACAAAAAATCCTGTGCTTCTCTTAATTTTATGCCGAAATTGGCAGAACCTTGCCAACCAATATGTCTATTTTCTTGTAACCCGAGAACATGTATATTTTCATTATTTTGTTGAATCCTTTTTTTGATATTATCAAGAACAGGATGTGGTTTTGTGGCAATCGTAATATAATATAATTGTGGTTCCATAATATTATATTATATATGAAATATTTATACAGTTTTATATTTTATAATAGGAACAATATTTTGAATATGTGCTTCCCAACCGGCCCATGTTGGGCAAAGTAACCATATACTAATTTTATCTTCATATTGAATATTATTAATTGTAAATGAATATTTATTTTTTTCATTAGTTTCTTGGTTATTATTAATAAAAAAAGCAGTAATACAATTATTGTCATTAATTTGATATCTTACATGTGAATGATTTGTGCCTCCCCATCCTTGATCAAATGCTTTACATTCAAATGTTATACTATCAATTTCATATTCATCATAATGTTCCTTTAATTTTTCATTATTTTCATCTGTTTTTAATGGAATAATATATTCACATACTAATTTTGCCGGAAAATCATTGCCGTATCCTTTGCCATTAGGCAATCTTTCCTTATGTTTAAAATCAATATTGCATTTTTGTGATTCAGCAGTGATTGTAAAATTATCTTTTACAATTATAATTTCATTAATCTTTTCAAAAACGTTTTTAAAACTGGCTAATCCAATTAATTCATCATTATTTTCCAATTCATAATCTAATGAATCAGTACTATCTTGTGAAATTATATCATCTTCTTTTTGATTTAATAATGGTATAATAGTATTTTTTTTATTTATCATACCCATAAAACTACTCATTAGAGAACCTTGTTTTTGAATAGAACCTTTTCGCATTTTTATATCATTAATAACCTTTTTTTTCTTATAATATTTTAAAAACCTGTTTTTCTTTTTTTCTGTTTTTTTTACATTTGTATTCTTGATAATACTTACATATTCATTAATGAATTCTTCAGCAGTATTATAATGAAATAATTCTTCGGGGATTTGATTTAATTCAGCTACCGATAAAAATCCATCTTTTGTAGTTGTTGAAGCATCGTCTATATTATTAATAACAGTTTCAATACGTTCTCTCCAATTAATATGTAAATTGGATAATTTGGTATTTAATTTATAGATATCACTTTCAATTTTAAAAATAGCTTCTCGTTTTGTTATAAATTCTTCATCGGTTATATTATTTGAATTAATCTCAATATTATTTTCAATCATGTTAATTTCATTTTCTTTCGTTTTGATATCAAATAATAATTCGTATTTCAATAAGACAAATAAATTTTCTTGAAATAAATTAACAGGTATTGCACTATCATTTATTTGATTTTCTCCTACTAACATCCAAGTCTTTCTTAATATAGGGTGTTCAATGCGGTTTGCAGTTCCAAATATATGTTTATTTAATTCAATAACTTGGCTTAATATTTTTGTTATTTTTTTAATATTTTTTTCTAATTTTGCTTTTAATCTAGTAGGTGTTTGTATAAATTGTTTTGCAATATAATATATTTTATTTTTACAGGTTAAATTAGAGTAATTATTATTAAATATTTTGCCCAATTCAATAATAAAATCATGTGTAGGTGTAAATTCAATAGAAATTGTGTTAATAATTGATGCTGATAGAATTTTATGTTTAAATAATTCTGTATGTCTTTTTCTTCCATTATCTTCTTCAAAGACTTCTGTTAATTTTTTGAATGCATTTTCTAAATTGATTAACGATACTTCATATGTATAATAATGGTCAGTAAAATTTTCACGAATATAATTTAATGATTGTAATTGTGAATAACATTCTGTAGAAAATCGTGCGGTTTGACAAACCAAAGATAATATATCACTCATTATATATTTTAATTATAAATTTAAAAAAAATACTGTTATATAATAATATGCCATCTAAAGAACAAAAGAAAATAAACAAAAGAGAAGAAAATGAAAAAAATAGAAAACTAGAACAATTAAAAATAATGGAAGAAAAAGCTTGGGAAGAAGGAACAGATAAACGTTCAATGTTAAAAAAACAACAGAAAGATGCAAAAATAGCAGAAAAATTACGTGTGAAAAATGAACGACAAGAACAATTAGAAGAAGAAAAATAAGTTAAAAATATGTATGTTATTAATATAATGTCCAAATCTAATTCTGAAAAATTGATTTTAAATAATTCATTTCTTAATAAAGAATCAATAGCTAATAATATAAGTGCCTTAAAAATGAATGAGTATTACAATGATGGAATAAATAAAATTTATCATAATGATTGTTTATTCGGGTTAGATAAACTGATAGAAAAGAAGGAAGAAATAGAACTAACAGTAACATCCCCGCCATATTTTAATGTAAAAGATTATGTAATATATGAAAATTATCAAAAATATTTGGGGTTTTTAGAACAAATTTTTACAAAAATATTGACTTTAACCAAACCAGGTCGTATTTGTTGTGTGAACATTAGTAATATATTGATAGTAAGAGAAAATCGTAATAGTGAAAGTAAGCGTATTCCTCTTTCATTTCATTTCGTATCATTAATGGAAAAAGTCGGTTGGGAATTTTTAGAAGATATTGTGTGGGTAAAGCCAGAAGGTGCTGCTAAAAACAGAAATGGTGGGTTTTATCAACATAGACAACCGGTTGCATATAAACCAAATGTTGTAAATGAATATATATTTGTATTTAAAAAACCGAGTAAAGGTCTAATAGACCAAGTGGTTAGAAGTTATAATAGTTTGGATGCATTAAATAGTAAAGTAATCGGTAACTATGAAAGAAGTAATGTTTGGATGATTAACCCCAAAACTCGGTCAAAACATCCTGCCCCATATCCAATAGAATTAACAGATAAATTAATAAGTTATTATTCCTTTGTAGGGGATACTGTATTAGACCCATTCTTTGGTTCAGGAACAACTAGTTTATCTAGTATGAAATATAATAGAAAGTCTATTGGATTTGAAATTCACACAGAATATATAGATATGTTTGTAAGTGAATTAAAAAAAGTAAAGCCAAATACCTTACTAGATAACTTGACAATAGATGTAGACCACTTGAAAAATATAACAAAGGAAGAATGTATAAAGGTATTAATGAAAAATCCCAAAAAAATGATCTTTGATATCATAAAAGATACAGGTTCTAATATAAAAAATACAGTTTCAAAAGAAAATATGGTAGATTATATTTACAATAATATTGTTATTTGTTAGATTTCAGGAACCGGAACAGGAACCGGAACAGGAACCGGAACAGGAACCGGAACAGG